AACGCTTTATAACGCTTTATAACGCTTTATACAACGCATTGTTTTGTAGTGTTTATAAGGGTTACAACGCATTAACGCTTTGACTTAGCATTTTTTTAACTTTTAAAATCATTTTTTATTTTTTTTATAATATAGTATATAAGGCTACTTTAATGCGTTAAGCGTTATGGCTTTTCCCACTCATTATTTTCAATCAAACTCAAAACAAACCCATTCACATACTCATCGCATTCCAATAAGTTAGCTTTATCAATAGCCATCGTGTTACGGAAGATGTTACAACTATTATTTAATGAAGTAAAATAATCCTTTGCTGAATGCTTGTAAGGTTTAAGATACTTAGTATAGATCTCAGGAAGTACCTTGCAAAATGCTAAGAATGTTTCAATGTCTTCAAAGTTGTCTTCCTCGATAAGTTCCTGTATAATGCTATGCTGATAATCCTGTAAACGTTCCGCAGCATCTATTCCCTCCATGTTCATTTGGTTTCTTACAGTGCTTTGAAATGCGTTTAAATCAATTACTAAATTGTTGAATCTACGTTTGTTCTCATGCTTAAACGTGTTGATGAATCTACATGTTTCATCGTTTAATGTTTTGGCTATGCCAACGTACATTAATAAGGCCCGGTGTGTTTTCTCTATATTCATAAATAGTATTTTATAATTTTTATTAAATTAATTTTTATTGTAATAGCATCGTATTTATTAGTTACATAATTGTATTTAAGTACTTCGCCATTCTGTTTAAGTAGCCGTTTAACGTTACATAGTCTGCAATCAACCGCCCTACCTTTATCACTTTTTAACTGATACTTTCGTTTATTAATTTTAAACCAAATTAATGGTTTTAATCGTTTGCAAGTGAAACAGCGTTTCATAATACGTCGTTTAAATGTTTCATTTCTTCCTTGTATATCTGTAATACCTTAATGGTTTTATCAATGTCAGATAGCCATTGGCCTTTTTTACGGCATCTTACTAATCTTTTAATGCAATCGAACTCCCATGCATTAAGTTCGTGATGTTCAGCAAATTTATAAAGGCTTCCTTGCTCGTTGTTATAGTGTTTGTATTCCATGTTATTCAAATAATGATAGATTAATTTTATTTATTTCTGATTTTGCAAATCCTAATTCTTTTAACTCTTGTTTAATTATTTTATTTTTCAAAACCCATGCATTTGCTTTTTTATAAAAATCTTTTTTTATTTCAAATCCATAAGATTTTCTATTTGTATTTTCAGCAGCTATTAATGTTGAGCCACTACCAGCGCATGGATCTATTATTATATCGCCTTCATCGGTAAAAATTTTAATTAATTTTTCTAATAATTTAACTGGTTTTTGTGTTGGGTGCAATTTTTCATTATCTGTATCTTTTATCCAGTCAAAACAATTAAAAATCATTTTTCCATTATTATTAAATTTTGGTAATTTTTCACGATAAAATAAAATAGCATATTCACAATTACCGACTACTTTCATATTGGCTTTTAAGACTTGTGCTGAAAAATTTTTCCTAAACACTAAATTAATATAGTTTGGTAATCCATATTTTTTACCTAATTGGATTAATTGAAATTGTTGTTCAAACTCACAGAACACTATCATGCATGGTGCTTTTCCTTTTTCTTTAGGCTCTTTTTTTAGCATAGTGCTACAGAAATGCATAAACTCTGCCGGTCTAAAATCTTTATCTGTATCAAAAAATTCTTTGCCAGCCAATGCGCTTTCGCCATTTTTATTGTCGCCCCCTTCATACCAAGATGGATTTGAGGCATAGGCATTATTACCTAAATTATAAGGAATGTCTGCAATAATTAATTGCGCTTTTGGAATTTGATAAACTTTAAAGTTTTGAAAATGGTCGTTAATTAACATGTTATTTAATTTTAGATAGTAAATATTTTAATTCAGCGGCTTCCCCATAATCGAGAAAGTTTTTTTTGTTTTGGGTTATTTCTAAACCATCGCCGTTGTCAACTATTTTATAAGCAACCTGACCTTTATAATTTTCAGTCCAGTCATCCGATGGGTCGTACATTAATATGTATGTATTTTCGCTATGGCTGTAAATATATTTGCAACCACCTATTTTAACTTATTTTATTTTATCTGTAAGTTAGTATTAGTAATTATTGAACACCCTTGTATTTGTTCGCCATTCTGCAACGCTTGTTTAATTTTCATCTTATCAGCTTGCTCAGTTACTTTCACAACTTTATATTCACTTGGCAAACTATTCACGTCATCCACCTCAACCGATTGAGACTTTCTGAACGATAATTTAATTAACGGACTTTCTATCTTATCAACTTCAAAAGTATGCATAGCGTGAGTAATATTAGCTTTTAATCGTTCCGCTAAGTTTTGACGCACTTTCTTTAATTGGCTTAACCTTTTTATCTCTGCATCAATAACATCGCTCTCAAAGTCTAATTTTCTAATTACATAGGCATAGTTAACTCCTTTGTTTTGCAGTTGTTCTTTTGCAATTTGTAAATTTAGTTCTTGTTGAGGAGTTATTTCTCCTTCAGCTTCAATGATCTGATTAATCAATAGTTGGTATTCGTTTTCTATTTGATATATTGATTTTTCCATGATTTCTATTTGTTTGTGATTGTTTCTAATTCTTGTTTAATAAATTTTATAACACCCATGGCATAGCCTATTGTATGAGCGTTTATGTCCATTTTATCAATTTCAGCATATTGTTTATTAGCTATTTCGATAAGTTCTTTTATTTTATCTTCCATCATAATTACTTAAGTTTAGATTTTAATTCTTTTGCTAATAAAACAACCGGCATAAATGTCTGTTCTACCTTTGTAAGCTTATTCCATTTGTCCGTTAAATCTTCTATACTTGAAGCTGTTATAATTTTAGCCTTTGCAGTTTCGATTTGTTCGGATAGTGTAATTGGCGCAGATTTCTTTAAATCAGGATTATCAATGTCATCTTCATCTGTAGCGATATGAAAGTATTTTAATAAAAAATATCTTTCACCATAAGTTAATGCAGAGCCTACACCCTTATCCCAATCGTTTTGACCATTTGCACCAAATAAATTTTCATCACGTTCTCCAGTTGCAGTATCTATCCAAGTAAATTTCATCATTACTTTTGAATTTATTTCAGATTTACTCCCATTTCGAGTTTGGTAATCATGACGAACATTATCTATTGATAGTATTTCAGGCTTTAAAATTAAACCTAATTCGTTCATGAGTGGTTTAATATGTTCTAATATTTTATTGCCAGTAACATACTCAAAATTATTTCCTTTTTTATCTTTTCCTAATCCACTAATTTTTTGCTGAATGGTTAGTAATTTTTGGTATATATTTAATGTTTTTTCCATGTTATAAATAATTAATTGTTTTTAAATGAATATCGCTCAAAATGTCTGTGATGTCGCTAACTACTCCGCTAATGGTATCTTTTTCGTAAATCTTGATCCAGTTTTCTTCAAGCTCACTATCAATGTCCCATTTGCTTGATACAGTTGTTTTGTAAGTAAAAATAATCTTACAACCTACAACGTAATGACTGCCTGTAAATATCTCATATCTTACTGTCATCTGTTTGTCCGCTGGTATGCGTCCGTTTGTTAGCTCATAGAACTCAATCGTGGTGTCTACAAGTCCTCTTAAATAATCTGTGTTTATTTCCATAATGTTAAAGAAAAAAGCCCTTGATTAGATGTGAGAGAGTCTAACCAAAGGCTTTAATGTTTAATGTTTTACATTTGTCGCTCTCACCCGACATTGCAAAGTTACAAATAATTATTTAATCTTTTAATAATTCATAATTAAAAAGGCAAATCGTTATCAATTAAATCTTGAGTATTGTTTTGATTCGCCACCTCTTGTGCGCTAACTGGCTTCACATACGGCTCTTGAAACGATGCGCTAAAGTATTTAGTACCTGTTTTCGATTCTTTAACCCATAGAGATATTTCCATGTCTTTGCCATTTACGTTTACTTTTCCTTTGTAGTCAGGCTGAGTTTCTTTAGTTTTAGTGTTTTTGAAGATAGCTCCGCTGTTTAGTTTAGTTTCCATTTTTTTTAATTTTTATAGTTTAATAATTGTTTGTGAATTTTTCTATGTTCTTGAATAATTGCATCTTTTTCTTTTTGCCTTAATATCTGAAAGTCTAATGGGCTGTTAATCAGTTGCGTTAATCCTTGAAAGTATTTTTGTATTTGCCAGTAATCAAATTCAACTGATTCGCCTATTGTGTTTGGATTTTCTAATTTTAAAAGCTCGTTAAGATAGTCAAATTGTTCTAAAGATATGTTGTATCTTGAGATATATTTATCTTTACGTTTTATCTTTTTCTCAAATAATATACGGCTCTCAACTGATAGACTCCGATACATAGGGAAGAAATCTTTAGGCTCTATTATCTTGTAGTCTTTCATCTCTTTTTAGTTTAGCTTCAATTACACGTTTTAATAATTCTTCGTTGAAAGTTGATCTAACTTGATTCTCAACATTTTTATTTAGCCAAAAACGTTTGAT